GCCTTGTATGGTCATTAGACCATCGCCGCCACCAACACCGCCGCCGCCGCCGCCACCACCAGCACGACCACCACCACCGCCACCGCCAGCGCCGCCGCCAATGATTGGGGCAACACTTGGTATAGACGCGCCTGCCTCTCGAGCCATACGGTCAGCCGTACGCGTATCAGCCGTCACCGGTGTTGCACCGCCACCGCCACCAATACGACCCAACGCAATCGTCGGCAAACTTGGTATGTCAGCAAACGGGTTAATCAAATTCATGCCACGAATAATTAAGTTGATTGCGCTAATAAACGAATTAGCAAACACCTCAAAACCTGCAATCAGACCGTTTAGCACCGTGTTGACAATGTTGCGAAACGTCTCAAATTTTGTGTACGCAATAGTTAAACCAGTTACGAGCGCCGCAATACCGACCGCAATTAAACCAAACGGGTTTAACGCCATAGCGATATTGACCGCAACGATCGCCGCTGCGACTGCTGAGATTGTGCCAGCAATAATCAAAAACGCTGTCGGGTTGCGTTGCGCCCAGTCAGCCATTGCTTGCAAATATGGCAACACTTTTTGCAACACGGGTAGCAACGCCGCACCGATACTCTCTTGTGTTTCAGCCAAACTGTTTTTAAGTATCTTAAATTTGCCTGCTGCGGTTTCTGCTGATCGTGCGGCCGCACCACCAAAGTTGTCGTTTAACGCCATCATCACTTCATCAAGTGACGCGCCCTCTTTAATCATGCCCATCATTTCAGGCGACAACGCGCGTAGGCCTCGCATATTGCCTGCGTACGCTTTAGACAACGCGTCAGCGACCGTAGCCAAATCTGTGCCTGAACCTGTTGCAATATCTTGAGCCAAACCAAGAGCGTCAGTCGCCTCGCCAACATTTTTAGTACCAAGCAACAATGCGGCAAATGCTGGTCGCAACTCGCTGTCAGCCGTACCCGTTGCCCTCGACATCGCCGCAATCATGTCCTCAGTCGCTGCAACCGTCGCGTCGGTAGCGCCAACAACGTTTTGCATAGTGTTAGCCAAAATCGCTTGTTGCTGTTCATCTTCGGCTGCGGCTTTAGCCGCTAACCCAAGCGCGCCCGCAACCGCTGTCAACGCCGCCGCTGCTGGCACGGCCGCTTTCTTAATTGCAAACTGTGCCTTCTCGCCAACTGTTTCTAGTTGCTTAAATTCTTTGATTGCTTTGTCGATGCCTTTGCCGTCAAACTCGCTGACAATGGGTATAGATAGTGCCATTACAAACCTGCCTGCACTACGCGCATTGTACGTTTAACTAGTTTTTCCATTTCTTGTTCAACTTGTGGCAAATGTTTTTCAACCGCTGGTTTAATAATGCGCGTTTGATCGTCACCCACAAAACCCAATGATCGACCTAAACGGTTTGTTGTTTTACGACCTGCTGTTTCCCAAATTGCGGTTGCAACGTCTTTTTGCAAAATAAGAATCACGCCGATTGCCTTTTTGCGTGTATCAAATTTCATGCCAACGCCGGCAATTGCTTTGCTAACTCTAAATTTCATTAGTTGACGGCCTGTAATTGGATCAACCCATGATCGAGCCATACCCGACAATGCGTACGGGTGACTTTCATTGCTTAACGGTTCGTACGCTTTTTTTGCTGCGTCAATCGCTGGCTGAGCAATTGTTTTTGCATCTGATTTAAATTCTTTTTGCAACTCAGGGTCAATTTTACGCAAACCGTTTATAGCGTTTTTAACACCGACAACTTGTATTTTTGCTGATGCTGGCATTGCGCTACCTCTTTTGCTTATTTAATAGCGTAATCACCGTAACTAGGTCACGCGTGTCAAACTCAATTGTCGTAGGCCAGTACCCTGTTGCAACTAATAACTCGGCTAGTTGCCGTCGGTAACTGCCTACGCCGTAAGGTTTGGGTTTGTCTCGTCAATCGCCTCAATGGTCATGTTCGGGTTTGCTTTAACCCAATCGCGGTATGTTGCAGGCATTGTTTGACCGCTAAGTTTTAGCAAGTTGTACGCCCAGCAAACTAGATCGGTGTAGCCGATACCTTTGCCGTCGCTAATTTTGCGACCCTCAGTTTTTTCCCACTCGCATATCACAAACATATTTGTTGTTACTTCGACTGGCGCTGTGCCGTCGTTTAGATCAACTTTTAATTTTAGTCTCATTTGTGCTTTCCTGTTCTCGGCCAGTTATGGCACGGTTTATGGGTTGGTTGTATCAACTGTTAACGAGCCACCTTGAAAAACTACGTCATATGTGCTTAGTTCTCCAAGCGACGTATTTATGACAGGCAAGCTTTCTAGATAGCAATCAGCCAGTACGAATTTTGGGTTAGTGGCGCTATCAACCGCCGATGTCGGTTTAAGTGTCACCGTTGTTTTTGCGCCGATCAAATTGAACAAAGTTGCGTAGGTCTCAGTTGCGGCAAAACTCGCATACAAAGTCAATGTCACTTCGTTGTTAACTAATCCTGCTGTGTAACTGCGTGAGTTTGTGCCAAACGCGGTGTCCTCAAGAGCCTCGACTAAATAGGTCAAGGTTGCTGACGTACACATATCAGATAGATCAACGCCGTTGATCGTCAATACCGGGTTTGATAAATAAGTTGCGCTAGCCATGTAATTACTCCTTAAGTGTCTGTAATAGTTTTACCATAACGGCTGTGTGTTTGTGTGCATTACGCGGTTTGTGCTTGTACGCCTACCGATAGGTCGTAGCACGGGTATTCTTGCCCGCCTATGTCGAGTGTGCCGGGTCTGCCTGACATGACGATTATTGCCGACCCCAAAACCGTTGCGGTGATTTGCAATATTTCGCGCAACACGGGTAGCCCTGCTGGGCCGCTGCCAACAACTTTGATCGGGTAGTCCATGCGGACAATGTTGCCGTTGCCAGCGATCGTCGTAAAACTTGGCGCTTGAATAAACACGGCGTTAGGTACAAGTTTTGTTGGGTCGGTTACGACACGCAACGACGTAATTGCGGTAAGCGTCGTAGCGAGATCGTCTAACGTCTCGTTAAATAAATCGGTGTATGGTGCGGGCATTAGGCAACCGCTGGTCGGTCAATACCTAACAACTGTTTAACGATCGGGGTCAACGATTGTTGGGGTGCTGTACCCATGCCGTCAAACGACGCAAACACGTTCTCAAGCGAGCCACGCGAACGCCACAACGCCGCGCTGTACATTAAAGTGCCGAGCGTTACGTCACCGCTAGGCGACGTTGTCAGGTTGTCGTTGTAGCCTGCTTCTGCTCGACGGCGACTGCAAAACTGGTTGCCAGCGCTCACGGCCTGCGTGATCAGCGTGTAATCATCTGACGGGTTAGTAATTGACACACCTAAATAGGTGACTAGGTTTGCGGCCGTTATCCACGTGCAAGTTGGTGTAAACGCAATTGTGCCCGTGTAAATCGCCGTAAAGTCAACGTCGTCGCCTGTGCAAGCAAACAACAACTGGTTAGGTACAGCAATCGTTTCGTCAAAAAACCATTCGCCCGTCGTGCTGTCCACGCCCGTGTACTTGTACTGTGGGCATTTCAACACGGTGAACGTACCGTTAAACGGTGCGCCTAACGACCCGACAACTACGCTGTCGCCAACCTGTATGTCGGTTGGCTCGAGCGTAGATATGCAGGCGTAGTTATCTAGTAACTGTTTGCTGGCTGTTAGATAGGTCGCCATAAGCGGTTTGTCCGCTTACGACTAGGCGACGATAATTCGTTGCACCATGTCGGCGTCAGCGATAAACGTTGCTACGTAACCGTAGTAACTGAATGTGCGACCCAACGTGCCCGGTACTTCGACTGACATAATTCCGCGTACTTGTTCGTAGAACTCGCAAGCCGCGCCACGTGCTACGACCATTGTGCCTGATGCAAAGTTGCGGTCGGCTACAAGGTTCAAACCAAATGGGTTAAATGTGTTTGCGACGGTTACGTTTGCTGCGCCCATTGCGTTTACGCCCATTAAACCCGATACTGCGGTGTACGGGAATACTGGTCGTTTGTCTGCGTCTAACTGTGCGCCCAACAATTCCCAAACGCCCGGTGCAACAAAAATGTGATCAGGCAAAAAGTTTGTTGCGTTTAACATTTTAAATGCGGCCTGATAAACCGCGTTGATCAACGACGACGGGTCTGTTGCGTTAACTGTCCATGTGCCCGGGTTTGCTGCAACACCTGCAACGATTGCGTCGGCTGCAACGTTGTCGCTGGCAAACATATACTGGCCAACAAGGTCTTGCAAAATGATTTGCATTGCACCCGGCGACGTAAAGTCGATGTCTTGCACCGACAAAGTGACTTGACCTGCAAGCGTTGTTTTTGTAACAACGTTTGAAGCGATCACAGGTGTCGTTGCCGACGCGCCGCTTAGTTCTGATGATTGTGCTGCGACGCTTGGGTGTGTTGTCCAAGTTGGTCGGATAAATGTTTTGCTATTGCCGCCGTCTGGCATTGCTCGAGCGCCGATCGCTGCAACTACTGGTCGATTGTAGTTAAGGTCAGCAAAAACAGGTGCTAAAACTGGAACGGGGAGGAGGCCTAATGTATCGCCGGTGGTGACATCGCCCGCCGCTGCTTGCAATGCTGTTTGATTTGCTTTAGCAAATTCTTGTGCTGCTGCTGCAACATTGCGAAATGTTTCGCCGCCAATGTGCATTGCGGCCATGTATTCGCCCGGTGTTGGCAAATTAAATTTGCGTTTTGGCTGTGCCCACAATTTTTCGGTGGTTTCTTGTGCTGCCTCAACTACTTGTGTTTCGTTTTTGTCGGTCATGTCGTTGTCCTTTGTTGTCTCTTGATCTGATATTAACTCTACTTGTGGCTCGGTTTCGTGGATACCCTCAACGGCTGATTCGTCGGGTGCGCTTGCCGCGACCTCGGTGATGACCGCGCCGCTAAACGCGCCTTCGCTAACTAGCGACAATTCTGACCAGTTGGCGGCCTCAACGATCATTACGCCTTTGTCGTCGTAACTAAATTTTGTAGGTGTTACGCCTACCGATACCGCGTCAATAACGCCGTCATTTGCCAGCGTCAACGCCTCGTCGCCGAGTCGAGTGGCGCTGATCTTGGCGGTAAACATCATGCCTTGAGGCGTGTCTACGCGCTCAACGACCTTGCCGACGATCTGATTTGCGTCGTGTTGCATATAAAGTTTCGGGTCGCGCCCCGTGACTGGCAACGACCCTTGCAAAAACCGTACCTGTGTACCGTCTAAAACTGTGGCCGTTTCGTCATAGGTTACGGCTACGCCTGAGATTGAGCGCGACGGCAAACCCTCTGCCGCCGCTGCGTCAACCGTGATCTGTGAAGGGGTAAGTCTGATCATGTTGGTGATACTACTCTTTCTGTAATTTCGGTTTGTGTATCTCGATCGTCGCCCATTGAATATTCGCCGGTCAAATATTGCTCTACGTCAAAGACGACAAACGTACCGTTAGGCAAAATGTTGTTTTGGCTAAGTGTGCCAGCAATGCAATCAGCGTAAGCGCGCACCCCAAATGTCCACAAGTCCATACGGCTTTCGGCACTTGACTGGTACGAGTACGAGCCGACCGAAATGCCTGCAAGGTATGGCGGTATGTTGCATAGTCGAGCCATTTCCATAGCCTGAAATTCGGCGCTGTCAATTAGCAACATTTTGTCAGGGCTGGTCGCTGTTTCGGTGTACGACACAAATTCGTTTAGTGCGGCTGTCTGATTGGTTTCGCGCGCCGCGTTAAACGCCGCCGCTAGGTCGGCTAACTCTTGAGCGCTTAACGGTTCGCCTCCAGTTTGTTTAATGACGCCCGCCGGAATTGCGCTGCTCGAATTGCGAAACCGTGCCGCCTCAAGTTTTAACGCTGTTGCAACGGCTGTTTCGCTCATGTAAATGATGCCTTGTATTGGCGACAAAAATTGCACAACGTCATCGGGGTTTAGTTCGCCGCCTTGAAATTGAATTTGTTTTGACGGTGCAAACCAAACTGGCCCAGCCTGATCAAGTGTGTTAATCATTGCGGCTGGTAGTCGAGTAAACGACGCTGGGTAACCGTCGGCGGTGCGACTTGTTATATACCAAAATGCGCGACCGTAAAAAAATAGGTCGTCTAATGTCCACGACATAATAAAATTGTTTGGCACGGTTGGGTCAATACGTCGCAACCAAGTGCGCGGCGCTAACGGCACTTGTTCCATTTCTTCGCCGTTCCAAATTTCCGTCACCATTTTCAAATTCATGCAACCGACAACTGATGCCATTAAATCGCGCGCTCGACTAATTGTTGGCACACTCATTGCACGGTTACGTGCTGTGCCCTCAACGTACGAGTAATACTGACCGATCATTTGCGACCCGATACCGCCGTTGGTCATGTAGTTTGCGCTACCGGCTGCAGCCGCTTTAGTTGGCTGCGGTGATATTGCGGCCTTGTTGACGGTGCGGTTAAAAATGCCCATGCGCTAAGTATGCCACCAAACTAAATCGTCAATGTGTATAGGCGACCGCTAAGCGTCAACCGAGAAAGTAAGAACCTAACGGCCGCCCGACACGATACTAGCCACTAGCCGTAACGATCATCGGTTTGCCGATCACGGCTGGTTTGTTAACCATGCTGACCGCAAACACTAAACATCGCGCTAACTCAATCGGGCCCGGTGATCTTATTGACGACAAAGTTAACGCCCCTTGATTTTTAACTGCGACGGCGCGTTCAACGTGTTGCGCCAACAAAGTCGAGCCGTCGTGACGCACTCTGCTTTCAACGATTGACGTACGGCAAACTTGTGTCCAACGGGTCAATTCACGGTTGCCAACCATTTGTGATCGGTGCGCCAATTTTGGTGGCATTGACATTTCAAACGCTGGCGTAATCAACAATCGTGTTGTTGTGTCTTTACAAATTTGCTCTACGGCTTGCCAGCACTCGGCCAAAGTATCGGTCACAAATTGTTGACAAACCTGAATATGCCCGTCGCCATTTAACGCGGCTCGAACCCCGACAAATCGGCTTTCGTCTTGTGATTGTTCAATAGCCAACACGCCGCCTTTAGGCATCGGTAATTCGGTTTTAAGACTTGCCCAAACACCGGGTTGCAACCAGCCGTGCGCGCTGGCAGTCCACAAAT